TATTGTGCTAAAGATACCCATGATTTTATGTTTTCAACTAGAAAAAAGATGTTGGATTTATCAGGTATTAAAAAATCATCCTTTGAACCAGTGTTTGAAGGGTATAGCTTGAATAAATCTCCATACATTTTTTGTAAAAAAAGCCAAGAATTAAATAATGCAATTGAACGCATTTCACAATCAAAGGATTATTGCGGAGTAGTTATCAGTACAGAATCGAAATTTAGCTTAAAGCACGCACAGCCAGGAATATTCATTTATAGCACAGATATTATTAAAAGTGGAACATCAAAAGGATATGCTGACGGTAATGAATTAGGCATGATTTGTGATTTTTTAAATTGTGAAGTTAAAGATATTTACATTACCGTAATGGGTATTTCTGGAGTTGAGGCAGGAAACACTTTTAACGCTATCCAAGAATTAACTAAAAAGTTTAATCTTATTGAGACGCGCAACTTTAATGGCGGTGAAATACCCCCAATTTATGAAGAGATACAGTTAAAAAAGAATTTATCTAGAGCTTATTTAACTAATGGTACAAGGTTTTATTACGATGATTCAAAAAATATGCCATTTATTTTGCAAGTATATCCAAGATGGGGCGGGTATACTTTAAAATTTATTTCACATGTCAATAATCAGGAATTTAATAATGACTTAAGGAAATCTATATCTATTTATGCGAAAGAGTACAATTTTCTTAAAAACGAGAAATTTTCCGTTTCAGGAGAGTTTATTGATGAGCAAACTATTGAGTGGGAAGATTTAAAGTTAGAGCCAGAAGTTAAAGATAAGTTAAAAAAGCTCGAATCGCTAATTTCGAAAAATGATCCATTAATTGATTCACGTGGTTTAATATTTGTTGGTCCACCCGGATGTGGAAAAACATTAACAGGTAAGATTTTGTCCAAGATGGCGCCAACTTTTATTTGGGTTACGGCCAAGGATTGCGCGAACATGGGTCCAACATACGCTTTTTCTACTGCGTTTGAATTAGCGCGTAGTTTGAAACCGACAATTTTGTTTATGGAAGATATAGATTCGTATATTGGAAACGATGTCATAGATTTGTTAAAAACAGAAATGGATGGCATGAAGTTAAACAATGGAATCTTCACTATTTTAACTTCTAATTTTCCTGAGCATTTGCCCGAAGCTTTAATCGATAGACCAGGAAGATTTCACGATATTATTTATTTTAAATATCCCGATACCAATATCCGCAAAGAAATGGTTTTATATTTTCTCAAAGAAGAGGTAAACACGGATACGTTGAATTCTATAGCTAAACAAACAGAAGGATTTTCTGGAGCACACATAAGAGAAATTTGCAGGTTCGCTAAAATTATTCAAAAAGAAGATAATTTAGATTTAAATATAGCATTGTTAAAATCATTAGCAAAATTAATTGAACAAAAGAAATTGATCCAGGATTTTAGAGATAAAAGCAAACTTTAGGGGAGGCAAAACTGATGGCATTAAATTCTGAAACATCCAAAGAAGAAGTTAAATTAGAGATACCCTTTGAATGTCCAGTAACAATAACTAAATCTTATGAAGATGGCGAGAAATGGTTTATTGAAGGTTATGCGGGAAGTACTGAGTTAGATTTAGTTGGGGACATTATTACTGAAGAAGCATTTAAAAAAGCTGAAGATGATTTAAAGAATAACTCAACTGTTTTATATAATCATGATCCTGAACAGCCGATTGGCAGGGTTGAGGAAACAAAAGCCACCAAAGAAGGGCTGTGGATTAAAGCTTTAATTAGTAAGACAGCCCCAGATACTTGGCAGAAAGTAAAAGAAGGAGTTTTAAATAAATTTAGTATTCGTGGAAGAGTAGAAAATGCGGTTAAAAGATTTATTAACAAAATTGGTGATGAAATAGTTAATAAGGTTGTAAATGTTATTAACGAAATATACTTAATCGAGGCTTCATTGGTAGCATTACCTGCTAATCCAGAAGCCAAGGCACTTCGGTGGTATATTTCTAAGTCACTACAAGACTTTGAACTCAAAGGAGGTGAGATTCCAAAAGAAAGCGATAAAAATATCGTTTTAAAAGGAGAAACTATGTCTATATTAGAGTTATTTAAACAGATATCAGATAGATTGGTGGCGGACGAAGACAAGGCTCTTGTTGAAACGTTAAAATCTGAATTTGAAAAGGAATGTAAAAAACCTTTGAAGAAAACAGGTGAGGCGTGGACGCAAGAGGATCTTGATGCTATTGTAAAAACAGTTACGGATTTACAGGTTGAAGTTGAAACACAGAAAAAAGCAAAGAAACCCTTAAAACCCGTAGCGGAAATGGATGCGGATGAAATGAAAGAGGTTGTCGCACTGGCGGATGAGGTTAGAAAACAGCACATTGATATACATCCATATCCAGCAGAAGCGATAAAATCAGTTCCTAATGTTATCAAGGCATCAGGAGAAGCCTATACTCAAGCCGAGGTTGATGCAGTAATTAAAGAACTTGCTGAAGCTAAAGCTAAAGTCGCTAGCATTGAGAGCGAATTAAGGGAGTTAAAAACTGAAAATGATGTTGCAAAAAGATGGAATGAAGTAGAAGGGGAATATGACGAGAGGGACGCTTCAGCAATTAAAGCTATTCTTAAAAAATCTATTTTAGGAGAAGCGTTGAGTGCTGATGAAGCTCAATCTTTGATTACTAAAAAATTGACTGTTAGTGGATTGAAGGTTGGCAATGCCCATATTGAGGCACAGGTGTTAACGGAAGATCGTAGAAAACAATTAATCAATCTTGGTGGTATCAAGATAAAAAACAAGAAATAACTTAGGGGGTGAACTATAAATGGATGTTAATTCTTTAGAGAGTCACTTGGGAGTTGAGTTAGCTGCAGGAGTATCTGTTGGTCCCGGTACGCTAATTAATCTCTATTCAGGTTCAGGAGTAACCAGCGGTTCTTTGGCTGGAAGATTAGCAGATCACGGTGATAGTAAATGGGCACATGGTTTTGCATTTACTAGCGGTTCTGGCACTAAAGCATCGGGCATTGCTCAAAAAGTAAGAATTGATAGGTTCGGTAGGGTAACGAACGTAAGCTATTTGACTTTAAGTCCTGGTCAAACAGTTTATTTAGGGGAAGATGGCAAATTTGCTATTACAGGAACTCAAAAAGTTGGTTTCGCCATAGGTGCAAACGATATCTATGTTGATTTAGATATGCAACTGGGCGCTTAATATTATATATAAGGGAGGTGAAATACAAGATGGCTGATTTATCTCGTGGATTTACTACGACTGATGGTATAGACCTAAATGAAGTTCTTTATAATACAGTACTTCCGATTGTTGATTTATATAATCAAGAGGAAGAAATTGATTTAAGAGCACTTCTTTGTTCCGATTGGGATGAAAGTTATATCAAATTTGACGCTAGTGGTCACTGGAAATTCCAGAAACTAGCTGAATCTGAGAAACCTACATCTAAGAAAAAAGCTTGGGGCAAGATGCAGAAAGATACCGCAAAGTATGGTCTCGACATCAGTTATACATATGATTGGTTAATGAGTGAAGCGGCAAGTTCGGAAGAAATTGGTCGTATGGCTGCTAAAGCTGTTGCAAGAGACAGATCTTTACAGACAGCGATAATTTTGGATGAGGTTTTAACTACGGGTGGATTTTTCGATGGTACTTTTTCTGCTAACGAAAAAATGTCCACTCCGCCCACATATGGAGCGAATACCTTTTTAGGTTCTCACTCACATTATGTGTCTGCTGGTTCTGCAACTATAACACTTGCCACATTAACAGCGATGAAACTGCATATCAAAGAGCATGGATTTGGTAGTAATAGTATTATTGGGTTCATGAATTCAGATATGGAGAAAAACATCGAGGATATTGCTGGGTGGTATGGTGCGTCTGTTGGTACAACTACATTACCAGGTAATTTAATTGATGGTATTGCTGTAGATGGATTTAAAGGTACGCTGTTAGGTATTAATTGGAAAACGACTGAATGGATGCCGACAGGCTATTTAGCCATTGTTGGTACTCCTGCTACTGGTGAGGAAAAACCTATAAAATATATTCAGAAGAAGAATCCTTCTGCTAAGGGTTTAATTCTTACTCCGGGCAGTTATGATCCGAAATATCCGATAATCGATGCGACTTA